GGATGCTGCCGTATCGGCGCAGATCGTCTTTGGTCATGTGGTTTCCTTCCTTTCCGGCTATCTGCCGTTTGATTTTGAATGAATCTGCGAATAAAAGCGTTGACAAAAGCACGAATCCGTGCTATACTGAAATCAGAAAAACACGCCATTTCCAATTGAAACGGAGGTTATGCGTATGAGTACCAAAGAAATGCTGCTCCACGAGATCGACGCCATGAACGAACAGCAGCTGCAGGGGCTGCTGCTGTTTATTCAGGGCTGCTATGCAGAAATCCCCAACGAAGAAACCCGTTCTGTTCTGGACGATGTGAAACAGGGCAGGAACATGGTCGGACCGTTTTCTTCCGTGAAGGAGCTCATGGAGGACTTAGATGCTGAAGATTGAATACCACAAGTCCTTCAAAAAGGATTATAAACGAGTCAAAAAGCAGGGCTACAGCATCGCAAAGCTGGAAACCGTGATCGCTCTGCTGGCAGACGAACAGCAGCTGCCGGAATCTTATCGGGATCACGCCTTAAAGGGCAACTACGACGGATTCCGGGAGTGCCACATTCAGCCGGACTGGCTGCTCATTTACCGTGTCGAAAAGGATAGACTGGTTCTGGCACTTTCCCGTACCGGCAGCCACAGCGAGCTCTTTGACAAGTAACCACAGGCAGACTGCACAAAGCGGTCTGTCTTTTTTATTTCACCGCATCTTTCTCCTCCTTCACCAGCCCCACCGCTTCCTCCGCACTTCTGCAAACGCCGGCAATCGCACCGGCTGCCCGCATCTGTTCCAGAAAGTGTTTCTGTTCCTTGGTAGGTCTGCCTTTCGGCGTTTTCACTTCGATGAACACGGCTCGCCCGTCCGACTTCCGCACTCCGAACAAGTCCGAAAATCCTGCCGGAACGCCGGAGCTGAACCATCTCCCGTCCATGGTGTAGCCTTTCCCCACGTTCATGCGGAAGATGATGCAGAACTCCGACACCGCTGCCCGTATCTCATTCTGAATGCGATGTTCTTCGGTCATTGTGTATCAGCCCCATTCTCTTTGCCATGTAGTACGCCCAGCCAGGCTTGTACCCTCTTGCCTTGCCGTATGCCGCCAGATCACCCATGGTGCGGCACTGCGCCGGCGTGGCGGGCACAACGTGTACCTCTGTGACCTTTTCCAGCTCTGCTGCCGTGTTCTCCTCCGGATCATGCTCCTGCACCGGCGGCTTTTCCTCCGTCTGCTTTTTCAGCGGCGCCAGACATCTTGGGCAGCAGGTGGCACGCTTGCCGTCCTTCCCGTACTTCGGAAAGACATAAAAGCATTTCTCGCATGCCAGCACATCAAACGGGTCTGCCGCTCTTTTCTGCCGTGTTTCCAGCGTCCACTCCCGGTCGTCGTCCGGCATCCCGAACCGGCGGACGTTACCCACATGATCCAGGATCACCGCACGTTTCCCCTCTTTGTACCGCATACACCGCATGGCTTGTTGGATGTACAGCGTCAGGGACTTTGTGGGACGGAGCAGGATCGCACAGCCGCAGTCCGGCACGTCGAATCCCTCCGAGATCAAGTCCACATTGCACAATACCTGTATCTCACCGCTGCGGAATGCAGCGATCACACGGTCACGCTCGCTCTTCGGGGTGCTGCCGTCGATGTGTGCCGCCGGAATGCCGGCATCGCAGAACGCCTCTGCCATCATGCGGGAATACCGGATAGACACACAGTAGCACACCGCCTTTGCGCCTCTGGCATAGGTGCGGTAATGCTTGATCACATCGCCGTAGATACACTTCTCCGACAGCATCTTTTCCGCCTCTGCCATGTCGTATTCTCCGTTGCGTGTCTGTATGCCGGACATATCGAACTCCGACGGTGCGTAGTAGTCGTAGGGCGCCAGACAGTGATGCTCGATCAGCCACCTGGCAGACACGCCAACAATCAGATCATCGTTGACATCTCCCAGACCGGAACCGTTGATGCGCACCGGCGTTGCCGTCACGCCCACCCGATATGCATCGGGAAACTGCTCATAAATTTTCTTGTAGGTCGCCGCAAGGCTGTGGTGGTTCTCGTCTGTGATGATAAGCGCCGGCGATTTCATGCGGCTGAGCCGTCTTGCTGCCGTCTGCACCATCATGATGTTACACAGGGACATCTCCACGCCCCACCACCGGAATGTCTCCCGAATTTGGTCGCACAATTCCTTCCGGTGCACAAGGAACAGCACCAGCTTCCCGTTCTCTGTGGTACGTCTGGCGATCTCTGCCACAATGACCGACTTCCCGCCGCCGCAGGGCAGCACGATGCAGGGTGCTCTGTGTCCTGTCCGCCAGGAGCGGCTTGTCTGCTGCACCAGATCTTCCTGATACGTCCGCAGTACGCCCATAGTCATTCATCTCCTTTTCCTTATCGTGGCTCCCCTGAAAGGGGAGCTGGCAGTGCGTAGCACTGACTGAGGGGTTATTCTGTGAAACCTGAAACAAAAGAAAAAGATTTCACAATGACAACCCCTCCACCAGCTTCGCTGGTCCCCCTCCCCTTTCAGGGGAGGCTTTTTCATTCAGGCTTCCCTTGAGGATTGGAGGGGTTCAGCCCGCACAGCTGACTGGCAAGCTGCCGGCAGACGCTGCATCCGTTTTTTCGGTAATAGTCCCCACGCTGCTGTACTTCCCACAGCACACGCAGTTCCTGCTGTCCCACACGATACTGCAAGTCCAGCTGCCGATAGGCTTCCAGCACGGCACGCTTCTCCTGCCTTGCCTGTTCCCCGGTCAGCCTGCCTGTGGCAAACATGGCGTAGAGCGCACGCATGGTCAGAAAATAATACCGCTCCGGCGGGGAAAGTCCAGCCGGCAGCACCTGCATGGCGTATGCCCGCCGATCCAATTCGTCCAGTTCCATCCTGCACACCTCCTAAAACGGCAGCACTGTCTGTTCCGCCTTTGTCTTGCTCAGATCAAACGGGAATGGCGTAATGCCGTGATCCCCCATCTGATATACCCGCTTGGACTTCCTGCTGTGGCGCAGGGGAATCCGGTCGTTCCCCTGCACCAGAACCCCTGTGGCTCGGTTCTTCTGCACAGCAAGCAGCGTTTGCAGATATTCTGTGTCATCGTCATTTTTCTGTTTCACACGGTCCAGCGCAATCACTGTATCCGACAGATTCGCCACATCTCCGGAGCCGGAAATCTCATCGCTGTCCAGTTCGCTTGCCCTGCTTTTCTTTGGATGCGCCACCAGCAGGATCACAATGTGCAGCTTTCGTGCAAGGGCTTTCAGTTTCCTGGCGAAACGGCTCTGTTCCAGATACACATTCTCTCCGGCATCGATTGCCGTCATGAGGTTGTCCATGATGACGAACCGCACGCCATACGTCCGCACAGCGGTTTCCAGCTCTGCCGTAAGGTCTGTGTGCTCCTGTTCCTCCATGGCGACATTGTCCACCAGAAACAGCCTGTGCCGGTACCAGTCCGCCAGCTGCTGCTCCTGCTCCGGCGCAAGATAATAGCCGGTAGAGGCAGTATAGACACGCTCCTGAATCGCCTTTTCTCCGGCGATTTGGAAATCGATCCACCGCTTCACCTCATAATCCGCCATTTCGCCGGAGTAGAACAGCACGTTCCACTTCTGCCAAAGTGCTGCCACCGCAAACATGCTGGCGATGGTGCTCTTGCCTGTGCCACGCTTGCCGGTGAGCGTGATCAGCTGCCCCTCGTAGAAGCCGCCCAGCGCATGATCCAGCTTCGGGAACAGCGTCTGGAAGTGGGGCACATCGTCCAGATTTACCGGTTCCACGTCCGCCATTTCCCGGATGGTCGCCGGCTGATAGCACTCCGCCTTTTCCACCGCCGTCCGCAGTGCCTTTTCCCCGAAGCTTTGCAGGATGTCGTTGGCATCCTTTTCCCCCAGATAGTCTTTCAGCCGTGGGGTACGTATCTTCACATTGGGAAACATCTCCCGCATTTCACTGACCAGCGTAATGCTGCCACGCTCGCAGTCACCGAACACCACAATGGTGTCAAACTGCGCCACGAAGTCCTTGCAGTGCTCCACCCATGTGAACCCTCTCGCTCCGTTTGGAACGCTGACGGCGTTGGGGATTCCCGCACTGGCAAGAGAAAGACTGTCGATCTGTCCCTCGGTGATGACCAGCGTCCGGCTCTTTGCCGGATCGCAGTGATCCATGCCGAACAGAATGGGCTTGCACCCGCTCTCGCACCACTCCTTCGCCTTGTGCCTGCTCTTGTCGTAGTCAATGAGCCGGTACTTCACAAATTCCATTTTCTCGTAGACCTGTCCGTCTGCGTCTTTTGCGCTGCGGTAGAACGGGAAGATCAGCTGGTTCTGGTCTTTGGGATTGGTGGTGATCCATATGCCCGTGTGACCTCTTTCCGGATGCCCCGGCGAAAGAGATACTCCTCTGCCGGCGTGGAGGTGAGCAGGCGAACACGGGGCAGTTCCTTGTACTGCCTGGGCGCAATGCTCTCCAGCGGGAAGTCAAAATCCCGTGCCAGCTCCACGAAATGCCCCTGCGCTCCGCAGCTGGCTCTGGGGCAGCAGAATGCGCCGGTAACGCCATTGACGGAGAATGTCCATTGATCCTGCTTGCTGGAATTGCAGTAGGGGCATCGCTGGAATTTGATCTCGTTGCCTCTGGGCTTGACAGCAATGCCAATGCGTGATGCAAATGCGTAGATGTCCGATTGGTTCAGTTGATACTTCACATGCTCACGTCCTTATACTAACTCGAAGTCGATCTCATCCCACGGAATGACCGCCTCCTCTCCCGGAGCAGGCAGTGCCGCCCCGCCGGGGGCGGTGCTGGTCTGCTCTATATTATCATTATCGTGAGATAATGATAATATATCATTATCATTATCATTCTCAGTTCGTTTTGTTCGTGTTTGCTTGTCTTTGTTCCCGTTTGCTTGTTTTTGTTCAACAAACGGAACACTTGTTCGTTTTGTTCGTGTTTGCTTGCTGCGTCTGGATTCACCGCTTTTCTTTCCGGCTTCGGAGCGCTTCTGACAAATCGCATTCCATTTTTCCGTATCATGGTCAATGCGCTCTTTGATAAAAGAAAACGCCATGTCTGCCGCCGGCGAAAGCTGTACCTCATCGCTTCCATTGACGTATGCAAAGATTGCTTTCATTAGCTTTCCGGCATCTCCATCCGACAATCGTGCAATGTGTTTCTGATAGTCCGCATACATGACAAATGATTTTTTCTCCATCACGTTGCACGCCTCCCCTCCCGTCTGCAACGGCACACCGTGCCCTTACAGAACATCATGTCCTGCATCAGAACGGCACATCGCCGCTTGTGATGACTTCTTCGAAATCGCTGAGATCGCCCAGCGGGGACTGCTGCGGAGCGCTCTGCGCCGCCTGCTGACGTGGCTGGGGCTGCGGTGCGGAATACGGCTGCTGCGCCGGATACGGGGCGCTCTGGGACTGCCGTGATGCTGCCGCAAAGACACCGCCGGACTGCTGTGCAAAGGCGTTGCCTGCGCCCTGGAATGCGCCTGCTCCGGCGAATGCGCTTCCCGCCTGCTCCGGCACTCTGGGCGCCGGAATCTCATAGTCACCGGTGCGAATCTTCTGTGGGTCACAGAGATATGCCGGCTCGGTGAACCGGTTGCCCTGATAAGATGCCTCCCGAAACAGCACACCAATGATGCTGCCCTTGAACATATCCGGATCGAATCCGGCTTCAATGTTCGGTTCGGGAAGATGATTTGCACGGGAGATGGTATTCAGATTCCCCTTGTACATGGCGATGGCGTTGGTGTACTTCTCGTTGTCGCCGGTGAAGCTGGGCAGGAAAAGCTTGTACACCCCCTTCCACTTCTGCCCGTACGGACTGGATGCATCGGCGTTGAAACGCTTCTGGAAATAGCCCGCCTGCTCTCCCTCGGCGACATCAATGCGGAACTTAATGAACGGCTTTCCGCCGGCAGTCTTGTCCACGCCCACGTTCAGAATCTTGCAGACGTATCCGCCTGCCGGCAGCGGTGCGAAAGCACTTCCGCCGAACGTCTTTTCCTGCACGTTGTTTGCGCCCTGAATTCCCTGTAACATTGCCATAATGAGTTCCTCCTTAGAATGGTTCTCGGAAAGACGGTTTCAAAATGTCCCTCCATAAATAGGCGTTCTGAGGGCAAAAGTTGTACATCGGCGTACAACTATGAACGAGAATTTACATAACATCTGAAAAATGTTTTCATTCTGCTCCCCAGAACGGTTTTTGTGTGTTGTCTTTACTTTTGCAATCCGTAGTAATCCCGAATTGCACTGTCCACCTGCTTTAAGTCATTGTCGATCTCCGCCGGGAACATCTCCATGGGCGACTTCGCCGTGGAGTTCCCGTTGCTCTGCGTCTGGAAAAAGTGCCTGCCGGTGGAATCTGACTGGCACAGCAGCACGATGGAGAACAAGCCCTCCACTGTCAGCTTTTCGTCCAGCATTTTGCCAATGGTCTTTGCTTTCAGACGCCGGTTGCCTGCACTGTCGTAGGACGTTTCCACATGATGGAGAAAGTACACGATGCAGTCCGGCGGCGTGTTGAATTGAATGAAACGGATCAGATTGTAGAAGTTCAGCGCCATGTTGGTGAACTTCTCATAGCCCTTTTCGTCGGCATGACTGAAAAACTCAAACGCCAGCAGATACTGACTGTCATCGATGGCATACCGGAGCAGGTTGTGTGCGTTCAGGGTGTTGACGATCATCGGATAGTCCGCAGCGTCTGCGCTGGTCAGCTTTTTCCGGAACGGCAGCGGTTTCGACGCCACGTTGAAAATGCCGATCTCCCCCGGCTCAAAATTCCGGAGCGATGTGGACTTTCCGGAACCGCTCTCGCCCATAATCAAAACAGGAATCCCCATTTGACAAATCCCTCGCTTTCTGTTATACTAGTAA